ACATAAGGAGTTACTGTATTTCCAACAACCTTGAAACCGTTCTTCTCGCTCTTTCTAATCTCGTCATATGCCTTCATAATTCTAGCATAATCCTTCTCGATCTCTGCTTCCTCAGGACAAGTATCAACGAATTGTCCAATTGTTAAGATGTCCTTCTCTTGAAGTTTCTTAACTGACTCCCACTCTGCAACGATACCTGGATAGAAGTGAGCACCTTGCTTAATTAGAATAGTAAGGTTAGTCCACATTGACTTTGCATTAAGTCTCTCGTGACCTGGCACCTCACTTGACATATCTAGAGTTTGTAATCCTCCGACAACATATCTGTTTTTTGTTGATTGAATTCTGACATACTTTTTCATTTATATATTCTCCTTCCAAATTAAATGTCTTCATCATCTTCTATATCAATTAGATGTATATGATTAAGAGATCCGTTTAGCATTCTTGTACTATGATCTTCTCTCTTAAGTGCTCGATATACTTCTACTGATACTAAATTGATATTCGTAGCAGTTAACTCTTTATTCTTATACAAACATAACTGCTTAATGTTTGTAAATCCTGCGACGAATTCCTCATCTGTTTCGTCATAGAAGACTATCATAAATCTTCCTTTATAATACTTATTATCCTTGTTCTCCCTCATCCATTGATCCTCCAATATCTAAAGATGGCTCGGATACTACATTTTCAAATTCACCTTCGAAATTATTACCTTCATTTGTTTCGACTTCCTCAGTTTCACTCGACTCTGCAAATGAAGTATTTATTCCATCGGCTCCAAAATCAGGAGCAGGTTTAGATGCTTTCTTATAAGCCTCTAAAATCTCAAGTTGTTCTTCAAATTTAAGTTTATTTAAATACTCTTCATCAATAGAGATATTTACTCTTGATTCATTTATGAACTCTTTTAATGCCTTAGCACCTTGATATTTAGAAATAAATCCAGAGTTTAACATTGATTGAACTGTTGAAGTGAATTTTGCAATAGCATCAGATATATCTACGTTTTGCTTTACTTGATTTATATATTTAAAATCAAAATCAACGTCTTCTTTTATATCATTTACGATAAATACAATCTTTAAATATTTTTTAAGCACTGGTCTGAAATAATGATCACATCTATTTTTAATAGTTGTTGCATATCTATCCATATCATCAGCTGCTTGTGAGAATCCTCCACGAAGATCTCCATATAAAATACCTTGCATTTCAAGTGCAGCTGATATTAGCCACATATTCTTTTCAAGCATTTCTGATAATCCAGAAATACCAGAGAAGGTATTCATTTGATATTCGTCAGATGAATCTAGTAAAGTTAGTGAATTAAAGTTTCTCGCCCAGTTTACCATTTCAAGTCTTGCTGTCAATTGCTCTTGGTTTTGCTTATTAAGTGTTCCCATAAACACTCCACGCATACCTTTCATTTTGATAACCTCAATTAATGATTTATCAATTAATGATTGAATTGCAGCCTTTAATTTATCATCACGAGAAAGTTCATTTAGAATATGACATCCTTCTGGATATCCCCATCCTTGAAGCATACCATTTTTAATTAATCTAGGAGCAGTTCTATGCTCATATCTTAATATCCAACTATGATGAACTTTAAGCGATCTTCCATCGGCAAATGTAATATTATAATACATTGGTAGACCGAAGTCGATATCCTTCATATTTTTAACCGTTTTATCTGTTGAGCAACTACATCCATACCATCTATCAGTTACATAGATTTTGAACTTTCTATTTTTAATCTTTGATTTATTTATTGAATGAGCATATTCCTCATCTGTAATACCGTCAAACATAAATACACCAATAGATCCACCATAAAGTGCTCCCCATTGTAGTATTTCAGTTAATACCTTTTTATCAGTATCATATTGCTTATACACCTTTGAGAAATCACTATTACCTTGTAAGACAAATCCACAGTTAACTTCATCTTGAGCAGGTTTATCTATTGCTCTTTTAAATGTCCAAGAGTCACAATAAAGTGCAGTCCATAAAGGATAATTCATTGGAGAGTTATCGAGACCATAATTAGTGAATGTCTCAACCATATTAGCATCACCACTAGATGTTAATGTGTTTGAATAACCATCTTTTATAGCCTTGCTATCTTGAATCATTTTTGTAATTGATTCAGTATGCTCTCTAAGTCCTGCTTGGATACTAACTGAATCTAGTATAGCCTTGTTTGTAATTTTTCCTTTAATCTCATCTGCGATACGTAAAGGACTTACTACAGTTTGTTCTTCTTTTTCCATTGTTTTACATCAACTCTTTTCACATTTCAACATATATTAACATATTTTAAAACCTTTGTCAAGAGTGCGTAATATCCCATTATCTATTATACCTGCGAACTTGTCAAATGTCAATACCCACATTTAAAAAATATTAAAAAAAGTTTATTTACATTACACTAGATTTATTCTATAATGGTTCTAGGGTGATTAAAATGAAAAAAGGAATATATCAAAAAATAGAGGGAAATAACCTTTATTTTAAAAACGTTAAGACAAATGAGATATATCATAAGGTATTAGAGTTATATCATTATACTGCAGACGATAATAATATCTATTATGACACTCCTAGGTATGATAACTATAAGGATTATGTAGTATCTAATGATAAAATCAATTGGTATCCTTTAGAAAATCAATTACGATTAGATAATAATAACTTCTTAATTTTTGGAAGAGAAAAGGTTTTTGAAACTTATAAGTTCAAACTCCCTATATGTAATAATTGGTCGTCTTTATATATAAATAAGGATATATGTAATTTCCTAAACTCTCTTGATTTATCAAAGGTAAAATACAAGGCTTCATTTCTAAACTACGATATTATGAAATATGTTTTAAAAAGTGAGATAAAGGGAAATGAAGTAATATTCTTCCTTTATTCAGACGATGAAGTAATTTGTAAGAAAATAAAAGAGAAGCAAATAGAAATCTTCTCAGAAAACCTAATTCATAGATCATATGAATATAGAGCAAATCATATTAATACTAATTTAGTAAATGAGTCGAGGTATGTATCAGCACTTTTAAGATATATAAAGAATCCTAAAATAAAGAGCCTATGCTTTTTAGAGGACGATTTATTTGTATATGGTAATATGAATGAAGAGATAAAGGAGATGTTATAAATGAAAGAATTTAGATATAATAGCACATCACCTTATATTATGTTATTTATAGATAACCTTACACCATACTTTACTTATGATGACTGTAATGCAATATTTGAGCATTATCTTGAAAGAAATGTAAGAGTATCAAAAGATATTCTAATAGTATCTACTATAAATAATGAAGACTCACTTATTTATAAACAGAATAAACGTTATAACTTAGGTATATTATTTATAAATGAAGACGAATATGATAAGATTGATAAGTCAAAATATAAATATGTATTATATCTTGGTGGAATGGATGCATTGATATTAAAGGATTTAGGATTTGAAAGTATCCTTAATAGTGTATGTCCTACAACAATGGCTATGTATAATAATACTATAAATGATGTATGTGAGAATAAACTGTTTAGAGTAAGATGTATGGATAAAAATATCTATCCCAACTCATTCTTTAAGTCTAGATACTCTCAAGAGATCACTCCAGATTATGAAAATGACATATTTGTAGTTTATGAGTATCCTATTACAACTATCAATGAGACTGATAATGAGATTACTATAATAAAGGATAATTTAGATCCACTAATTTAAGGAGATATGTTATGAAATATGAAATTATAACTAATGAGAACTTTGATACTATCACCTCTTACGAAGGTCCTGTTCCAAAGTATTTAAATAGAAAATATGGATATAAAAAAATAGGAGACGAAATTGCGTTCTACTCCACATCTATTGTAAACCCTTGTATATATTATATTAGATATGAGGATAAGTTCGCATACTCCTACGATCCTAATCTTGTTGTAGACTTCGCAAAGACACAGAGTATCCCTTTAAAGAGTAATTATGAGGCTTTAGAGAAGATTAATTCAAATATTCGTAAACATATTAAGCCTAGTATTACAAAGCACTATAAATACGACCTAGAGTGCATAGAATATTATAAGAGTGTAAAAGTTAATAAAAATGGTGAACCAAATATCACATACTCTAAGTTCGTACCATACACAAAGGACATACGAACACATTTCCAAGACTTCGTTAAGTTCTTAAAGAAATGGAAGAATATTATAAATAAAGTTATAGACGATCATCTTTTTGTACCTACTATTACAGGTGGACTTGACACCAGAGCATTTATAGGTCTTTATAAAGATAGAATAGATGAACTACAAGGCTATTTTATATCACCAATAAAGCGTGATGGAAAGGATAATGTTTTACAAGGTGAGTTTGAGGTTATGATCTCTAATCTTGTCGCAAAGAATTATAATATCAATACTCGTATATTTACAGAAGATGAAATGAAGGATTTCTATACATTATCAGGATTTTTCAACGATAATGCTAATTCCTATGAGAATCCAAATGATATTGAGTATATTAAAAAAATAATCGAGCACGCATATGATGATTCCCATCAATTCGCAAACAAATTAAATATATTCTTAGACGAAGATTATTTAGAGTTTAAGCAAGAAGGAGAGTTATTTAGAGTACTAATGATTATGTATTTATTACCAGACTCAATACACATACCATTTACAAGCGGTACATCGCTTTATAATAGATATCCACAAGGAGCACACTTATATCCATTACTTAAAGATAAAGTAGTTGAAGTATATAAAATATTAAAAGGTAAAAAAAGAGAGTTCTAGACTCTCTTTTTAATTTCCTCAACGACATCTTCAACTGAACTTAACTTATATAGATCACTAATTTCATCTTCACTAAATATGTTCATTTGTTTTACCGCTTTAATTAGTGCAGTTTGATAATCATATGCTTCCCAAGTTCTATTTATATATCCTACCACACCTTCGTAGATCTTACCGTCTACGTCGATCTTCACGATGTGCTTGAAGCCATCTCTAGTTCTACTTGTTTCGCAACTAACTATAACTTTCTTAGGCTCATTCTCTTCTTCAGAGTCCTTAACCTCAGTATCAGTTATTCTCTTAACTCTTGAGAAGTTATTATCTGCAGCTAACTTAAATTGTCTTACACTTCCTGCTTTAACGCCTAATACGTCTTGTATGAACTCAACTAGATCCTCTGCTCTACCTTTAAATATATAGTTTCCTCTAACATTCTCTACCTCAAGATTATATTCACGAAGTTTAGGCATAACGTAATCCTCGTCAACCTCATCACTAAGTGCGATATATCCATAGATCTCTTCGTCTGAGTCATTAACCTCTGTTTCACTCTGCCCTCTTAACTCTTCAATGTACTCTTCTACACTCTCACCTGTTTCATCTTCAATGTCTAGTTCAAGAGAGTCAAAATCATATAAGATATCTGATTGATTTGGATCAAATAGTATATTTGCACACTGTAATACCACTGCGTCTGGCATTGGCATATGTGCTGCCTCACTGTCCTCGAATATAGCACTAGTATCACTCTCATCAAAGTTATCATACATTTCATCCATTATCTTTGCCATTGCATAAGATAGGATTACATAGTCTTCGTCCTTAGACTTTGATTCATTTAATAGGTTTTGATACTTTGTAATGATATCTCCTAATTCACTCTTTATCTTATTTGTAATTTCTACCATTCTTTTTACGCCAATATCTTTAATCTTCTTCATTTTATATTTACTCCTTTTTATCCATTATATCTACTATATCAAATGTGACACCGTAGATCTTTTTATCTACGAACTCTTTTATATCATCCATTGTTTCAAAGTCTGCACTAAGTGTTGCACTAACTAAATCAGATTTCTCGAACTTCTCTACATTATACATATCTTTATCATTCTTAAAATAGTTATAGACCTCGTTTATATCACCGCTTTTAACCACTATATCATATGTAGCCTCGATCTCAAAAGTATGCGTATAAATATCAACTGTAATAACGGATCCGCTATTTAATTTATCAGCGAAGTACATAGTTATTTTTTTATCACCTACATCGTACTTATATCCATACTCTTCTGCATATTCAATTATATCATTTACTAAACTCTTACCTTTTTCTAAGATATCAATATTTTCATCTTCATCATATGAGACATTTCCATTTATCACGAACTTAGTTCCGCAATTCTCACATTCACAAGCGATCTCTACGTGATCATAGTTTATCATATCTGATTTAGTATAATATGCACTACGCTCTCTACATACAGGGCATTTATAAGATAATCTAGAGTCTTTCATTAAAAACACCATCCTTAATCATTATATAATAATTATAATACGAAAACAAAAGATAGTATAATCTTCGTAGTTCGTGCGTAGAGCCTTTCTCTTGCGAAGCAAAGATGAGGTATTACGCGAAATGGTATTTGACGGTCGCGGTTTAGCGAATTATACTAATGGGCGACAAGCCTTAAAAATTTGTGTGCGATAATTGGGAGCGTTGTATTAGACAGATAGGCAACAAGCATTGGTTATATAGTGCTTGGGTTATACAAACAGGCAACAAGCGAACTCTGGAAAGAAATTTATTTGGGCGAGCTGTCAAGCTGGCTGATTAAAATTTCAAAGCGGTTTTTTTAGCCCACATACCATATTTAAGGCTTAAAAACAAGCTGTTTGTATGTATTTTGCTACATATCATAAATAATAGCCCTTGTAAAGCTGCTATTTCGCATAATATATACATTTATATATGTAAAGCTGGTAATATAAAAAAGAGCAAATTATTGCTCCTTTAATTTACGTATTTTAATGTTCGTAATATGTTCGATAAACTCATAATTAAATACCTTGCTAAATTGATTAAAAGCGTCTTTAAGGCACTTTTCATCTTCCCTCTTATATTCACTTGCAAATACTAAATCAAACTTCCCTAAATCGCTTATAATGTATAATTTATACTTCATCATTTATCAACGCGTATATAGTGTATGTAGTTTCCATAATATCAAATAATTCGCAAGCGAACATCTCATCATTTAGCGTATAGATGTATTTCTTTCCATTTTGTTTAGCATATTTCTTAATACCCTCTAATATATCAAATGCCTTACGTAATGTGTCGATTTCATCATTAGTAAAATCTACTTTCATTCCTTTTTCACTAATCATTGTTTATACCTTCTTTCTTCTTTTCTACTTATACTATAACATATATGTTTTCTATAAACAAACGTATGCTAAAATATATTGTATCTATTTTCTTATCGTGCTAACGCAACGAAAGATAACTAATGTAAAAAATGTTTAAAATACAGCTTGACATATAAACACTCATAATATATAATGAAAGTGTAAATAAAAGTTATCGCTTGTCTTTTATTTACTTGTTAATTTTTGTCATCGTTTTGACACCTTTATTATTCAAAGAGGAGTAAGCAATTACTCCTCACTTTCTTTTAAAAACAGCTTGCAATCTATTATAAGATATGTTATATTAAAAGTGTAAGCAAGAGTAATTCACTTGCTTGCCTTAAAGACTTGGTTTGTCTTTTGTAGAGTATTTCATTATGTACCTCATTGGTTGCAGAGGATGTTAGCAATAACATCCTCACTTTCTTTTTATATGCTACATACCATAAACTGTTCTTACCGTAAAGCTGTCATCTATTCATCTTAAAAGAACAGCTTGAACCTGCAAAAGCACAAGCGTATAATATAGTTGAAAAGGAGGAAAGATGTGTTTGTCACCTTTAAGACCTTTTTACTATCTTGTCATTATTAAAGGTGACAGCTACACATCGTTTGTACTATATGTTATAATATAGGTACAAAGGGAAAGGATTGATAGATATGAAAAAGAAAGGTTTAATATTAGTTGGTGCAATGTGTACACTTACATTAGCATCTTGTGGATTTAAAGACTTCTTCGTTGGTAGTGATTTCGTAAACCTACAAGAAGGAGATGTAGTATATATGTATAGTGAGGTTAGTAATAAGTGTTATAAATATAATATAATTATAGATGAGGAATATCACTATGAAGAGTGGATGGGTATGTTATGTGATGAGAACGAAAGTGTAAAGAACTCTCTTGAAAAAGAGTATGAAGAAACTTATGGCTTTGATAATATTTCTAAAACATCTTTTTACCTAGATATTCTTCGTTATCATAACGACTATGTTTACTCTACACGACTTAACATAATGTATCAAACAACAATTGTTGATTATAGATTTGCGTATAGTGTAGAGTTAGATAATAGTGAAACATATACACTTTATACTGAACCTACAAAGGATTACTATTTATGGGATAGATTACAATGGAAGAATACTTACCTTACTGAAGAAGAGGCTATGAAGATGGTGCGATAAGCATCATCTTTTTTTTTATACCTAAATCGGCTAACGCACGATTGGGCAGCGTGACGAAGAGATATGTTAATGGTATGCAAAGTTATCCACAGAGGATTGTGGATAAACACGATGTATCCATCTTCATCACAGAGGATCTTTTTTGATGATCACATACCATATCCAGAAAATTATTTCTAGCTGTTAATAAAAGATGAATAACAGCAAGACAATGAATAGCGTATATGTTATAATAAGTGTGTAAAGAAAGAGAGGTACTTATTATGAATAAGATATATACAAATTATGGAATTGGTGTTTACAAGACTTGCGAGAGTGGAGAGTATATTGCGATAGATGAATCTGTTGGTACTGTGCTATTTATATTTAGAGCAAATAAAGAGTGTGTATACAACTTTGAAACAACATCTAGTTATTGCTATGCTAATAGACATCTATATGATGAAATCTTAAATGCAATATTAGATATAGAAAAGTTAAGGTAAACAGCAAGACTTCCTTACGCCTATATGATATAATATAGGTGTAAAGAAAGAGAGGTACAAAACTATGAACGTAAAAGAATATTTCGCACAATTTGGTTATGAGGTCAAAACAACTTTTTGGGAGGACTTTTCAATAGCGGAAAAGTTTGGAGTAAGTGCAATAAAAGACACTTACAAAAGAGCCTTTGATAATTGGAAGGACAACACTGAATATATCACTGAATTATCAATGGTGTTAAATCATAAGGGATATCAATTCTATGAAAAGAATGATGAATTATCACAACTATATTTTGACCTTTGGGGTAAGTGCGATGCTTGGTGTATGAAGAACTTAAAGGGAAAAGATATACAATACTACATTAGTACAACGGATTAAGATGGGGCTTCGGCTTCATCTTTTTTTTTCATCGTGCTAACGCAACGAGAAACAGCTTGGCTTGTGGAAGTGTTTATGTTATGTAATTCCACAGGTAAAACCTGTTTGGAATTCCTCTTACAGGATTTACCTGATAAGATGTATTCATCTTTGCTAAACAGGACTCGCCTGCGGATCCCACATACCATATTCAGAGCCAATCGTAAAGCTGGTGTAATCACCTACGAAGATGTATTCCTACCAGCAAGACTTATGAAGGACTTTATGTTATAATATAGGTACAAAAGAAAGTGAGGTATTTGAATATGGGATGGACTGAATATAGTGCAACACATTTTAAGAAAGGAAAAGTAAATAGGTTAGAAGAGTGTAGAAATATCTTTAATCGCGATAACATCGTTTGTGATGGGCTTGTAGGCTCAACATACTATTGTGCTTATAGAAATGGAAATAATGTTATTGGCGTGGTAGTGCTAACAAGTGTTAGAGATAAGTATTTATTTGCTTATAAAGATATGGATGAAACTATGGTACCTTATTACTATGATTGCCCTTTAAAAGTGTTAAAAGCACTTACATCAACTGACAATGAAAATGCTATTAAGTGGCGTGAAGAGTGTATGAAACAAAGGCTAGAAAAGGCTAATAGAGTAAATCTATCTAAACTACCTATTGGCTCATTTGTAGAGGTTACAATACCTTATGAAACTACTTACTTTTCAAAAGGTGAAAATGTTATACTTGAAAAAATCAAGTATAGAAAGACATCAACTTGGATAACTAAGGCTCATACTATAAGATTCACTAATAGATTTATGAGTAGATGTGTTAGTGAAAACGCAGTGAAGGTACTTTAACTAGTACCTTCTTTTTTTTATTCATCTTAACTGAACAGCTTGCTTCCAGAAGACGTTAATGGTATGTACAATCAGTAGAACCTTGAATACATCTTGCAAGTCAGGATTCACCTGATCATCTACATACCATATGCAGAACATTTATTCAAGCTGCTAGATATGGTAATTCATATCTTAAAAAACAGCGTGACAACTCTTACCTCATATGATATAATATAGGTATAGAAAGGATAGGTGTTTGCTATGACAAGAGAAGAGAAGAAGAGAGTTGCAAATAATTTCATACGTGATAATCTAGACTTTATTCTTAATAATAAGAATGATAGACCTATGTTAAGATGTGCGTTCATAGACTATGTAGATGGCTTATGTAAGGATGGAGAGATATCACAAGAGGATTATCAAGATTTTGATTATAATCCATTTAGTGATAGAAATTATAATGACTCTATGGAAACTGCAATTCATATGAAATTCGATATGTAAGTTCAATTAGAAAAAACTACCTAACCTCTATAATAAGATGTTTGATTAACAGCTTGTTATAGGGGGAGGGGTATGTTATAATATAGGTGTAAAGGAAGGAAGGTAATACTTATGTTATCACAAAAGCAATTTGAAAATACTTTAAATAAAATTATGGAGCATAATGGGTATAATGAAGAGATGGTTACTGTTGAAGAGTGTAATAAGTATGATAAGTGGACACCAACTGATTTAATTATGCGTGAGTACTATAATAATGGTGGTGGTAGTGCAAATGGTTTTTTAGGAATTACACCAAAAAGATGTGTAGAGGCTTTTGATTATATTCAAGAGCATAAACAAGAGTTAGTTCAAAAGAGATATATCAATGAAAAAGGTTATAATAATTTTGGGTTCCCTCTATGGACTAATTATGATTTATAAAGGAAGGTAGGTAATGTATATGTTTAGAGTATGTGTAAAAGAGAATGGAAAGTTTGTGGACAAGACTGGATGGCTTTCAATGGAATTGCCTATATCTTATCTTGACAAGTTCAAAGGACAAGATTACATCGTTGAATATAAAAGAGGGTAGATAATATGGAGCAAGAGCAAAAGGAAGAAAAGAAGGAAAAGGAGGATGTGCCTTATGAGAGTCCGATTTGGTGGAAAGATTTAATGAAGGAATATTATGGCTATGAATTAAAGAGTGAGAGCAAGTAAGCCCTCACTTTTTTTATTCATCTTTTACTAGCAGCTTGCTCGCATAGACTGTTTATGGTATGAGTGATCAGTTCGATCAACTGCCTAGAATCTCTGCATCTCATCTTTGCATTGTCAGGAAATTCCTGGGGAACCGACATACCATATTCACCATTTTAAATAAAGCTGTTAGATTAAAGTTTATTCATCTTTAAAAACAGCAAGACATTGAAAGATATAAATGATATAATACAAGTGTAATAAGAAAGGAATGGTGTTTATTATGATAAACAAGAAAAGACAAATCACAAAGAAAAGAGAAGACAAGATAACATTAAAGTTAAAGACTACTAATGCATATGAATTAGATAGAACTGAGTTATATAAATATGTTACTAATAGAAATGAGGGACTTGTATATAGTGATAAGCACATTAAGATATTTAATACTAGAAGTGCAATAAAAATTATATCTACAAAACATCCTAATCTTGAAATACAAATTTATGTTGGAGAGTTTCACGTTTATGATAAAGAAAAAGGTAATAGTATTGATATATTTGGAGATACCACTATATCTCCTAAATGCACGCTAAAAGGACTTTTAAAAAGGCTTGATAGACTTGTAGTAAAATTAGTTAGTGATAAGCACTTTGAAGAAACTCAAAATGGCATAATTTATGGCTCACATAGACTATATAAATATATAGACTTAAAAATTTCAATGATGAAATATAAAGAGAGCATAGCAAGTTTTAAAAGCGATTTAGTAAGTCTTGATGTGGAAATAGAAAATGCAAGAGAGTATAATAAGTTAAGTACCCATAAAAATCTAAAATATGGAGATTATAATGGACTTAGAATTGAATCATTTAGTAGACCTATAAGGACTTTAATAAATAAACAAAAACTATACTTATCAAGCATTAAGGCAAATGAAAAGCAAATTGCTATAATTCAAGATGAAATCAACAAGTTAAAAGTAAATAATTATTATGCTAGTGGTAATCACTAGCATTTTTTATTCATCTCAATAGAACAGCGTGACATTGATCATAGTATATGGTATGAAGTCTCTCTCATCCATCTTCGTCTTATAATCGTTTCAAATGATCACATACCATATTCAGTATGTTTATGCAAGCTGCTAAATCAAATTTTATTCATCTAAATTAAACAGCAAGACATATTAACTCATATATGATATAATGTAGATGTAAAAGAAAGTGAGGTAATTATTATGAATAAGGATGAATTATTTAACAAGATTAAATCTTTAAAGAAGGGAGCATACTATAAGGCTTTAACTCTTAAAGACCACGATTTAGAGCGTGATTTTGGCGGTAAGAAAAAGTATGTAGAGATGTGTAATCAACTTGGTATAACAAGTCTTACAAAGGTTAGCACATTAACTATTAGGCTTGGAGTCTCATACCTAGCGGTAACAAAGGCTACTACAAGTAAGCCACTTACACCACAAATGGAGCAAGAATATAAGGAAAGAGTTACAAGACCTTACTATGCTAAAAATACTTGTTTCACAAATCAAAATATGAATACTCTATTAGAGTGTTATATGGGTGGAATTGGTAATAAGACTATCTATCTAAATCAAGATGGTAAGGATGTTAGTGCAATAGTTAAACCATACAAAGCACAAAAGACTTTAAGTGATAGTAGATTTATAAATCTTAACTTTGATAACATCTTATGTATTGGTAAGACTAACGAGATAAATGATATGATAGCAAAAATGGGGTGGTAGTAATACCACCTTTTTTTTCATCTTGCCTCTGGGAACAGCAAGACAAACTCTACTAAATATGGTATGCGTTATCAAGACACCCCCCCTCCTTAATTTAGTCATCTTGATATGGACATACCATAAGCAGATCAAACTGTAAAGCTGTTATTCTGTGATGAAAAGATGTATTGCTACCAGCGTGCAATTATACCAACGATATGTTATAATATATGTGTAAAGGAAAGGTAGGTAATAACTATGGGACTAAATAAGTATAAAGGAATAAAAACCACTTTGCGTGATGCATTATTACGCTACGTGCGTTTAGAAGATATAGTGTTTGTAGATAAGAATAAAGACCTTATTCAATATGTTAATAATGAGGATTATCCTATAATAAGTCAAAGAATAATGGATGAAAATGTATCTATAAAACTAGAAAAAGAGTTATCTATTAAAGATGGAAGAATAGGTAAAGAAATGGTTAATATCAAGTTTTTAGATAAGACTAAACAAGAAATTGTAGATATGATAAGAGGTGTTTAATATGAGAACTAAAAAAGAGAAAATTAAATTGACTATTAAAAAGAAGGTTGAAATCACAAAAGATTATGTTTATAATCTTACTTTAAGTGAATTGATTAGATGTGTTAAAGACAATGAGCCAAATGATAAAACTTTTTATAAAGATAATAACATTGGTATTTATTATGCCGATAGACCTATGAATACTTATATTAGTATAGAGCCAACTTCGTGCTATGATTATGATAAGATTTGTATTCATTTTGAAGAAGATAATAATTATCGTATTTCATATTATAAATTCAAAGGCACTAATTATGATTATTTAAAAAATATAAAACTTGATGTATATAAAGTAAGTGATTTTGTAAAACATACTGAAAGATTCAATGCAAAAAAGTCGTTTATAGACAAGCATTTTGGTAGATTAAAAGGGAATATATGTACTTTAAGAGTTTATGGCTATATAAGTGCTAAATCTTCAAAATTATCACGTATGTATGATTTAAAGTGTTTACAAGACAAATTAAATGATAAGTTAAGTGAACTTGATTATTATAAGAATAAAAATGCACTATATGAAAGGCATCCTAATATATGTGCTAATTGGTGGGAAATAGCAAGTGAAAAAGACAATAAGAGAAGGAAAAAACGTATTGAAAAGATAAAGGCGGAAATCAAGGACGCGGAGCAAAAGGTTGAAGAGTGTAATGAGCGTATCAACAAATTAAAAGTTAAGAATTATAATTATGCTAGTGAATCTCACTAGCATTTTTTCTATTCATCTTTACATACCAGCTTGGCTCACGCAAGAGATTATGTTATGAATGACTCTGATTGTGTAGAACCATCTTCATCTCGACGATCAAAATCGATCATCTCCACTTGTTCTCCATACCATATCCAAATAAATATCACAAGCTGTCTTTAAAGATTTAAAACCAGCAAGACTTTAAGTATCATATATGTTATAATATACGTGTAAAGGAAAGTGAGGTTTTAATATGTTAATTAAATTAGAGAACGGATATTATTTAAATATGTATGATAGTGATAATCCACCATATGAAGAAGGTTGCGACTCAGTTTGTGGTTTCAATTTATTTGATGAAAATAAGATATATGAAGATGGTGGAGAGTTCGATTACAATAGTAATGAAATCAAGACTAATGATGAATTAGCAAAGGCACTTATTAAGTGGTATTTCAATAAGGACATTGAGTATGAGTTCATAGCAGAAACTGATAATTGTTCGTATGAAGACTTTGATGAGTTATTAGAAGAAAATGATATAACTCTATAAAGTAGGGGGGGTAGATAGACAGCAAGACTTTTATCTTCCCCTATGATATAATAAGTGCGTAGAAAGAAAGAGAGGTATGAAAAGATGGCATATAGAACATATATAAACGGATATGAATGGTTAGGTAATAATGAATACCCAGAAGAGATATTTAATGAACTTGAAAGACAAGGTTGTCCTTTCGATGAAGAATATTGTGTAATGGAGCCTTTTGAGGTTAAAGATTTAACTGGTTTAGTTAAAGCAACAGAAGAATATATTAAAAGAAAAGTTAGAGATAATAATAATGTAGCAAACTTTTCAAATGATATATTAAACGATAATTATTATACAGATAGTTTAACTTTACATTTACAAGAATTAAGAGATAATGCTTATATATTTATAGGAGTTAAATTACTTGAATATATAGGTAAACAGGAAGTTGATTATACTATTAATCATAAATGGGATAAAAAAGGTGATTTAATAAATACAGAATATGAACTTATATATAATGGTAAATGTGAATTTACAGCACATTAAGGAAGGAGACATTATTGAGTGTAATTATTATTATAATATTCGCACATTATTAGATGAATATAAAGATATAACCGCAACTTTAAGATTTAAAGAGAATTAAGGACTTTATGAAGAATCTAAATCCTTTACGCAATAAGAGAGATGAATTGAGTCTCTCTTATTTTTTTTTGCATCGTTTGCCACATACCACACACATCACGTCTATGCAAGCTGCTAGACAAGAAAAGATCCGCATACCATATTCATAAAATTATATCTAGCTGCTAGACAAGAAAAAATAAATAAAAAAAAAAAAAACAGCGTGACATTATAAGATGTTTATGATAAAATAGAGGCGTAATAGAAAATTGTGCGAAATTGAATAAAAAAAATATATTCTAACAGCAAGACTTGTAAGGTCTAATATGTTATAATATAGGCGTAAAGGAAAGAGGTATGATAATATGGCACTAATGGTATATTCACAAAATGGTACTAAAATTGAGTTTATGAATGGAAACAACGAGCAATTAAGAGTTCACGTAAATAAGAGTGGTGGTTATGCTCCTTGTACTCTATTTAAAGGGTTAAATGATATAAAGCCTACGCTTACTAATTTTAGTACATACGAAAAATCAATTCAAATTATTACAAATACAACAAAGCGTAAATCATCATCATTATTAGATATTGCTAATTCTTTAATGAAAGCAATTGAAAACTTAATTACAAATGGTATTTATAATCAATTAGATGTTAATTGGTATAAGGTAAAACTAACTAATTCAAATGGCTCAAATACTATTTCACTAGTTGAGTACATCAAGAATAATGGTGGAAATATCAATTCAATGGAAGATATGGGGGAGGATGAGCCTTCTACCGAAACACCAAAGGAAGAGCCTACAAAGGATGCGGAGCAAGTAAGAAGAGAATTGATAGATGAGTTTGGGGCAAAAATAATGAATTTCTTCAGTGAGTTCGATTATGAGCCTTCTAATAGATTTTTAGATAACTTACTATATCTATCTAAAATCAACTATACTGACTGTAAGAATTATATTAAGTCTTATTTTGAATTAAGTGATAGTCCTTTTGTTAATGAGATTAAAGAAAAGGTTAATTCTTATGAGTTCAATGAGATACTTGACTTGCTATCTAAAATCAATTCTAATATGCCACAAGTAAACAAGAGATTCGAGTTATACTATGGTCCTGCTGGTATGGGAAAAACTTATAAGGCTATTCACGATTACCCTAACGCTCCAAAGATAATTTGTCGTAGTGATATGAGTGGGGAAGACTTATTCCAAAGTTTTGAGTTCATTGATGGTAAACCTCATTATAAGAATAGTGAATTGTTAAATTCCGCTATTAAGGGGGAGCCTATCATCCTAGATGAGATTTCTCTATTACCTACTGAGTGTTTAACTACACTACAAGGACTATTAGATAATTCAACAAAGTTCTCATTTAAGGGACAAGAATATGAGATTAAAGATGGTTTCAAGATTATAGGTACGATGAATCTAATTGTAAACGGACAAATAAGATTATTGCCCGAGCCACTTGTAGATAGAGCATCAAATATAATTGAATATAAAATACCTATTGAGGAAAGATTAAAGAATATTTGGGGGTAGATTTCTACCCTCTTTTTCTTTATACCCCCCTCCCTTTTAACAGCGTGACTTATTTTTGTAAATATGGTATGACATATTTTCGAATATTTTTATGATCCTGATCACAAAGTCATCTCATCATCAAGCTGGTTTGTCAGAAATTTTTCTAGCCAAACTACATACCATATTCATAAAATAAAGTCACGCTGCCAAATAAAGAAAAATAAACAGCGTGACTTTATATACTATCTTTGATATACTATCTATGTAAATAAAAGTTATAGAAAATAATATAAATTACCAGCGTGCATTATATAAGCATATATGGTATAATATACGTGTAAAGGAAAGAGGTAGATAATATGAATAACTTAAAGAGAGAAACATTATTAAAAATTGCAAATACATTACCTATCGGTTTTTATCTAGGTAGAAGAATTGCGGTTGATTTTGATGATAGTTCAACTGCATCTTATTATAGTCCTATGGAAGATAAAATTAAGATTTCTCTTCGCACTATACAAGATATCATTGAAAGAGAAAACACTGAAGACAAATTAGAGTTTGAAAAAGATTTAAGATGTCTTCTATATCACGAAATATCACACGTAATTTTAACTCCAAAGAATCTTATGGACTATGCTCTTTATTGTCAACGTGATATACTTAATATCTTTGAAGATACAAGAATTGAAACTATTTTAAAGAATTATTATAGACTTGTTAATTTTGAAAAGTTCGTAAGAAAAGTTAATAATTTCAATAATCAATTACCAAAAGATGCATTAGACTTATTCTATCAAGTAGTAAGATTTAATGTAGGTAATCAAAGACTATTAGATATGAAACAAAAAATCATTAAGAATTATCTTGATATGAGTTCACAAAAGGCTAAGACTATCACTATGAAAAACTATATACGCGATATTCAAGACTTATATGATGAGTGTGTAAAAGAGTTTAATAATATGCAAATGCAAATGCAAAATCAACAAAGCCAAAACTCTAATGATAGTGATAATGAAAACTCAAATAATGGCTCAAATGGTGGCTCAAATAATGAAGATAAGGGAAATAATCAAAAGCCTTCTAAAAAGGCAAATAAAAGCCAAAATAACGAGCCTAATGATAATGATAATGAATCTTCTAATGATATTGAAAATGTTCAAAACTCTAATGATGAAAATGGTAAGGATGGAAACAATGAATCTTTTGATAAGGGTAATGAGTTATTTACAAAAGAAGAGTTAATGGAAATGGTAAAAGAGATTTTCAAGAAAATGTCTAGTGAAAATAATATGGATGTAAAACTTTACAATAGATTAAAGGAAATTATAATCAAGCGTAAAGGAAAAGGAAATCGACCTAGTGGCTCACTTAACTATAATGGTAGAAGACTTAATACAAAAGCATATATTAAGCCTAATACCGATTACAAGTGGTTTGAAAGAAAAGTAGGTGGCTCAATTCAAAATCAAGATAAGATAAGAATAAATCTATATATTGATAATAGTGGCTCATTCAGTTGCAATGACAAAAAGATGAATAGTATTCTTATGGCATTAAAGAAAATCGAGCGTGAATTGAGTGATATTGAGTTTACACTAACAACAATATCAAGGAATGTTGTTGAAAGAGAATTGAATAAAGATTTCATCTTCCAGTCTGATGGTGGTACTTACTTATTTGACTCAATAGGGGAGATAGTTCGTAAGAATAATAGAACAAAGAACAATAGAATAAATATTGTAATGTTTGATGGCGAGGCTTATTATAATTATAATTTCAAGCATTTCAACGATAACAAGTCAATTATCATCTATGAGGAAGAGAACAAGAACGCGGTTGAGAAATATGCTCCTAGGGCTTTCAAAACATTCGTAGAGCAAAATGAGTTTACTGATAAGTTATCTGACTCAATTGTCAATGGACTTTATAGGGTGTTGGGGTAGAAGATACCCCCCCCTTATTTTTTAAATACTCTTTAATCACAGCGTGACAAATTATTTAAAATATGGTATGTAAAAACTATTGACAACTAGATGTATTGTATGTATAATATAAGTGTAAAGTAATACAAAGACTATAGATAAAGAATCGTATTTACTTTATAAGAATTAGAATTCCTATGACTCTTTCAACACTATTCTAATTCTTATGGTGCGTGTTGGCAAACGCATTTACAACATTTAATGTTAGCCTGTTAAGGCAAACCTCCTCACTTTCTTAAACACTCAATTGTTTATGATGTGTAAAAATAGCACAACAAGTGCTAGGAATTACTATCATAATCAGTTGGGTGTTTTATTTTGTCAAAATTAACTAGTCACCAAATTCACCTTATAAATCTCCTCTATTCATCTTCGGGATCGATATCCCTCCTCCCTCCCCCGTTAAACGAAGATTTGAAATTTGCCCTTTACAAACGATTTAAAATGAGTCATAATCTTTTCGTAAAGTAGGTGTATAAAATGAGTGTAGAGAGTATGTTATTTGATTATCAAAAGAATATTCTAGACATTGTTAAAGACAAAAAATCATACGGACTTTTTCTAGATTGTGGAATTGGTAAGACACCACTTGGTGTGGCATTAGCCGAATATCATCAATGTGATAAAGTCATCATAATTACGATCAACTCAAAAGCCACTGAGAGTGTAAACTTACCTGGATCTTGGTTGTGGTGGAGTTCGAAGTCATCTTTGAATCACGAGTTCTTGGACAAGAAATTCTTAAAGAGTTCCAGTCCGATTCCATCTTCTGCAACACTAATTCTAAATTATGAATCACTTTACGAACGTGGTAAGAATACAAAGAGTAAAGTTACACTTCGTGAACGCATCGTAGAGTTTATTAAATCCTGTAGAGGACAGAGAGTTTGTCTGCTTATAGATGAATCACATAAGATGAAAGACACTTCGTCAATGCAATCTATGGCAATCAGTAAGATTAAAGCAGGACTTGAAGCAGTGACTGATTATGTATGGTCTTATCTTATGACAGGTACTCCGTTCTCACAAGGCTTCCTAGATGTTTATGCACAGTTGAAGTTCTTGGGTTGGAGTGGCACAAAGCAACTCTTTAAAGACACTTTCTGCGTATTAGGTAATATTCATGGTCTTCTTGGTTGGCAACAACCTGTCATTGGATATAAGAATATTGATCAGTTATATAAGTTAATTCATCTTTATGCTCTTACGATCAAATCCAATGTACTTCAGGATCTACCTGAGCAAATATTCCAAATACATCTTTTACCAGAGAGTTCTTCGTTTAAATTCTTTACAAAAGAGAAAATGAAAGGTAAGGATATTCTTAAAGAGTTCGATCGCAGAGAAATAACGCCAGACATCTTGGAAGCGAATCATCTTGATTACGATTCATATCAAACTTCAAAGAAAGTTAATAACCCGTTCTATGCAAACATCGACTTCCCGTCATTAGACTTCTTCTCTGATACACTTGGTGCAAGATGGATGCGTTCAAGACAGTTGTCGATCGGCTTCGTTGGAAACGAAGATGAATATATCTGGTTCAATGACGAGAGGATTAAACTCCTAGAAGAGTTCTTAACTAATAACGAAAATAATTACATCATATTCTATAACTACAATCCAGAACTGTATGCTATATACGATGTTTGCGAGAGATTGGGATATAATATCGATGTATATTGTGGTGAGATAAAGACAACCGAGTTCTACGAGAAGTATGCATCAGAATCACCAGAGAAGCAACTCCAGAACCAGAAGAATGTAATCATCTCAAACTTCGTATCAGGATCGACAGGTAAGAATTGGCAAGCGTATAATCAATGTATCATATTCTCACTCCCTGTTTACAGAGATTGGGAACAGGCAATCAAACGTATTCATCGTACTGGTCAAAATAAAACTTGCTTCTACCATATCTTTATGCAAGATAACTTCCTAGATAACGGTATGAAGAAAGCGTTGGATAGTAATTCAGAATACACAAAAGAGATGTTTGATACTGATCAGAGAAAGGAGAGTTTAAAAGATGAGTAAAGACTGGACAGGAAACAGTAATTCAATATACAAACAGTTGGGTGCTTCAAATCACACTGAAGATGAAAGAGAAGAGAATGACTACTATGCAACCGATCCGAAAGCAATAGATGAATTATTCAAAGTAGAAGACTTCGGGGATGTTATCTTCGAGCCTGCGTGTGGTGAGGGTAATCTATCCAAACGAATGGAAGATCTGGGCAAGGTAGTCATCTCATCAGACCTTGTTGATCGTGGATACGGTGAAACGGGAGTAGACTTCTTAAAGTTCGAGTCTGATGAATTACTTGATATGGATATTATTACAAATCCTCCATATAAGTTCACAACCGACTTCATCTTGAAGGCACTGTCTATAATCAAACCAGGTCGAAAGGTTGCCTTCTTCTTGAAACTACAAACTCTGGAAGGACAAGGGCGATATAAAGATGTTTTCTCCAAATATCCACCAATATCAGTTAATGTCTGTACGAAGCGTATACAGTGTGCGAAGAATAATCACTTCGTATCATCTTCTGCAGTGTGTTATGCTTGGTTCGTATGGGAGAAAGACAATTATGATAACCCACCAATTATTCGTTGGATTAACACATAACATTTTCATAAGTTAATTACAAGCTGTCACATATTAAAAAATATGTGACTTTTTTGTAAATATTTGTTGCCTAAATGTATAATGTGTGGTATAATATATATGTAGTTAGGAAGGAGATGTTATTATGGCTACACGTAGTTATATTTGTAAAAAGATTGGAAAGGATAAGTTTTTGACTATCTATTGTCATTGGGATGGTAGTCCTTCATTCAATGGAAGAATCTTATTTCAAAACTATAATAATGAAATGATGGTAGATAAACTTTTAGATTTAGGTGACCTTTCATCACTTGGTGAATATTTAGAACCTAATCCAAATAAGGAGCATACGTTTGAGCATCCTCAAAATAATGTTTGTGTTGCATATGGTCGTGATAGAGGAGAAAAAGGTGTCGAAGCAAAAGAGATGAAACTTATAAATCTCACAGAGGCTTGGGTAGATTATGTTTATATCTATAAAGATGATGAATGGTATATCTACAATGGAAAGTATATAACATTAGAAAAAGTATTAAAAGAAGAAGGTGTAATTTAAATGGTACATATAGTTTTTAGATATAAGGATGCTTATACTAACGGAGAGTGGAGAGAGCAAGAGTGTATAATGTCTTCAGTTGAAGAGTGCATAAGAGTCTACGGACTTGGTGAAGATTGTGAGTATGAAATTATTAAAGTAGAAAATATTGGTTAATAGGGGGAGGGTATCAATTCCCTTCCCTAAAAATGAAAGATAGGTTTTTAATATGCTAAATTGGGTAAAGAATAGAATTGAGTTTGAATGTAAAGACAAAAAGGTACTAGAAGATTTTATAAATAGTATCTCTACAAAGGGAGAAATAGATTTTAATAAAATCATCCCAGAACCAAAAACTAAGAAGGATTGTAATCCTAAATACATCTTGAAACCAGATGCAAATATCGAGCCTAATCCAGATAAACCTTGGCTTAATTGGTATGAATGGAATTGTGATAATTGGGGTTGCAAGTGGAATAGTTGTTATGCTAAAACAACTGGTAATGTTATTACCTTTGATACACCTTGGTCACCACCAGAGCCTATTATAGATAAGTTAGCAAAGATGTGTATGCCTCTTGGAATTAACTTTGAATTCTTATGGGCAGAGGAGCAATTAACTCAGTATGGTGGATTTGCAAGATTAAATGGAAATGATTATTACTCTTGTCAGTATGAATCATATAGTGATGACTTAAAAGATGTCTGCAAAGAACTTTGGGGATATTCTTGGGAAGATTTTAATTAAAAAAATCCTCCTCTCTTTTAAAAGAGGGGGGAGGGTTAATTCAAGGAGATGATGGATATGGAAGAATATAGAATAGTTATAAAATATTTTGATGGTGGCATATCTCGTATCACATATGATACTTTTAATTATGATAATCCTTGGAGAACAAGCCAAGTAACTTTTTTAGATAAACTTGAAAATATAGACACTCTTCAAATAAAAGATTTAAGTCTTTCAAAAAAAGTATCAAAGGGTTATCATTGCAGTTGGAATCCAGTATTTCGTGTAAAATGGGAACCATCAAAAAATCAATACATTTTCCATAGAGGATTTGAAGATCTATTATATGATGATTTATGTGAATATTATAACACATTATGTAACAAAACTTCACTTCTTGAATCCGAAGAAAAATCTAAAATGATATTAGAAGCATTATTGTAACCCCTATACAAATAAATATTCGTATGATATAATATAATAGAAAGGAATTGATACAATGTATAAATTAACAAAATTAAATAATCCTATTTATAAAGAAGAGGTTTGGTCAAATAATAGAAAGGTAAAAGTGGTCAATGATGATTATATTTTTGAAGATAGTTCGCTACAAAGAGTCATTCGCCACGCAAAGACTGGTTTCTTCATCGTAAGTGCATTTAGACAAAATTATGACTTGCAAGAAAACTTAAAAAGAACAAAGCAGTTAGAGAATGATTTAAGTGCCCTACATTATGGATATATCACTCAACTTGGAGAAGGATATAATGAGGTTTGGTCTATTAAAAATAAAGAGACTGGTGAGTTCTATTCACAAGCAAATGGTGATGATGTAAAAGGTATCTATGAAGAGTTAGAGAATAAGGACGCTTGGAATGTAGAGTATAAGAAGGCACAAGAGATTTCCTTCTTGGTTCCATACAACTCATCTTACGGATCAGAAGAGGATTTCATCAAGAATGGTCAAGAGTTATGTAAGAAGTATGAACAAGATTCATATTTAGTTCTTATGCCATCATTTAATAATGGTAAGCCTGCGTACGTAGACAAGAATCAAGAGATTGATTTTGAACTTGCTACAGAGACAGGTGCTAATACAATACATACAAAGAAAGAGCGTTATCCTTATTCATCTACATTAAAGAAAGGTGATAAGAGAGGATACTCTGTTCACAACCCTATGTTTAAAGGCGAGATTAAGAATGGCGTTGCTCTTGAAGAGGATACTGAAGAAGCAAAGGACTTCAATGATTCACTTCAAGATGTATTATCTAAATATTCTGGAAAGAGAACAAGAGGAACTTTATCTGGATTAAATGCGATGTATTTAAAGGGTGAGATTAAGGATTAACCCCCCCCCTAAAATTAAGCGACCTTAAAAAAAGTCGCTTAATTTTAAAAATACTTGTTGCCTATTTGTATAATTTATGATATAATATAGATGTAAGAAAGGTTAGGTGTTTATTATGAATGAACAAATTAAAAAGAGAATTGAAGATTTAGGATGGAGAGTTAATAGTGATACTTGCATCGAGATTTGGACTGATACTGCAGGACGAGATGTAGTTATCGAATGTAATAATCCTGGAGAATTAAAAGAAACTATTAGTAATTATAGAAATGGATATGATATTGATGAAGAAGTGGAAATGTTTTTAGAAGCAAAAAGAAATGGTTTAAAGGGAGTTCCTGATGTAAGAACATTAGTAAAAGACTGCGAAGAGGTAGAAGAGTTATACGATAAACTTTGGGATGCGGTTAGGGATTTACCTAGATTTTAGAAGAGGAGGAATAAATATGATTAAAAAATATTGTGTATATGATATCAAAGGAAATACTTTATATGAGGGATTTAATAAATCTATTGCTCATAGCATATGTCAAGAATATAATCACAATGCTCCGTGTAATTTGATAGATGTAATTGAGAAAGATATAAAAGATAATCCTAATTATAAATCTATAAATCTAATAGATAGAGTTTGTAATGACTTACTTGACTTAATGTGTGATGTTAGAGGAATTAAAGATACTATTAAATATCTACTTGAAAGTGGATTTAATAGATTTGAATTATTAGACCTTAACTTTGATAAGAAAGATATTGATGATGTATTAGAGGAAATAGGTGACATAGACTTAGAAGATTAACTTTGATATAATTCAAGCCACGAAAGGAGATGAGTAAATATGGAAAAATTAACAGATGACGCATTATGTGATGCGATCGCAAATGATTACTATATTGAAGCCAAAGATTTAAAGCAAATGAAAAAACAATCGAATCTTGAAGAGATATATGTTAAACTTAATAAATATGAAAAGACAGATAAGGAATTAGGTTGTCCATTTGAAAAACTAATTAAGTTTTCAAAACAAGAAACAGTTTATACCAAGTATGGTACTTTTACGAACGAAATTGTATTAGTAGATTTGAATTTAGGAAGGATACATATAACTAAAAATCAAGATTTAAATAACACATATCTTCTTTATATAAGTGATTATAAGGTAACTTGGTGGTTGAAAGCTGACAAATCAGAATAAGGAGTGTGAAGTAGTATGAACAACTATTTAGTTAGAGATGAATGCGACTGGGAAGTTGTTTATGGCATCATTAGATTGGAAAGCAAAGAGCAATGGAATAAAGCCAAAGAATATGTCGATGAATGTCGTGAAAAAGATGGAAGATATTTTACATCAGACGCGGAATTAATTGAAGAATATTTTCAAAGAAATAATATCAAGTATGAATGGATCAATCTCGATGGAAATGTAATATTATAATAAAAAGGAGTTGATTTTATATGGAAACTACGAAGATTAAAATGAAGTTTGGTGATTTGACACCAAGGGAATTAGTAAAGGGATTTGAAAGTGTATATATTTTTAGAGATTGAGATTAGAGCAAGCAACAACTGTAAAATATAAATATTAAATTAATTACGTGTTGCCTAAATCTATAATATATGATATAATATTAATAAAGGGGAAGGAAAAGGTAAGTATACCCCTCCCCCTTTAAACTATAAAGAAAAGGAGCGTAAATAAAAATGAGATTTGAAAAGTTTTTTAATGCCAATGAAAATATTGGCGTAAGTTGTATGACCGAAAAAGATGCTAATATATTAATAGGAATGTTTGAGAACTCATCTTTAAAATGGACTACTGGTGATTATTATTCTCTTGATAATACTCTATGGAACGTCTATAAAGAAGAAACTATATATACTAATTATGGAATGTTTGGAACTAAGGAGTATGTTGATGCAGATAATATACTTTCATTTGGGGATTTCTTAGGAGTATACTATGATGATGTATTATCTAATTTAAGAGATATGAAGTATAGAGGAATTATTAATAATAAGCAATTTCTTGATTTATTTGATATATCTACTGAATATGCTTATAAGCATATTACATTTGGTGACACTTACAGTATGAACTTTAATGGATTTTTTAATAGTCGTAATCAATGTGTTTCTTGCAAAACCAAAGATGAGTTATTAACTTTTGAAATATTAATGGATCTTGCTAATCAAAGAATGTCAAGTGGTAATTATTATACAGAAGATGTAAATAGATGGAATCTTTATAAAGAAAAAAGTATTTTTGGATATGATAGAAGATGTGGTACATTACGTCATTATGGAGGTAATATTATATATTCATTTGATGAATTTTTAAAATTATATAATAGAGATATTTTGAATATTCTTCATAAGGGAGGACGTTCAGTAATATTTACTAATAAAAATAATAAAGCAGTTGATTTTATCACAAGAATAATAGATGCGATGGAGGAATGATGTAAAATGAGATTCGAAAAGTTTTTTGGAAGTAAAGAAAGTTTAGGAATACACTGCGAGCGTGAGCAAGATGCAGGATTATTATGTGCTATGTTTGATGACGCAGGATATACGTGGTTGAGTGGTAAGTCTTATGCGTTAAACACTAATTGGAATCAATATGGAGATAAAACATATTATTCTAATTCTCACGAGTTTGGTAGTGTGGATTATAACGGGTTCAATAGAAAAATTATCAGTTTCCGTGAGTTTCTAGCAGAGGAGTTTATGTCTGTTTTGCAAAGTCTAAAATCATTAAACCTAAGAGGTGCTATCACAGACTATAATTACATACTATTAATCAATGACGCTCTTGACGCGTACGCAGAGTTTAAAGAAGGAGGAGAAATTTAATTATGACAAGTAGAGAAAGGAACTTTTATAAGCGTGCAATAAAGATGTTTGACCTTTGTGAAAAGCGTAGTCAAGTATCTTTAAAAAATGATATCAATACACTCGCACTACACGAGTGGCGAGAGACATTTAGTGGAACCCCTCTTGAAGATGAGTTTGAGGAGTTAGTATACGAACAAGAGATTCGTGATGAAGAAAGGTGGCAAGATTAAAATGAAATGGTATGAGTGTTTCCCAGGTCAAATTGTTTATATTAAGCATTATGATGAGTTTTTAAAGAAGTTCACTGCTCATCCATATTTAGTCTATGGAAGAGAAGGATTCCGTTCTGATAAAAAGCAGAATATCGTTTGCTTACGTATTACATCTAGATACGATGATATGGAGGATAAGGTGTTCCTTCCACACTCTATATGTAATTCATTAGATAAGGACTCTGCAATTGTTTATAATGCAGAACATTTATTTGATGTAAAAGACGCTTTATTAATTGGTCAATGCGAGCATTGGATACTTTTAGATGTTATCACCAAAAGAAGAGAGTACCTTAGACAACAAGACGAAGATATGATTCACGCATATGAAAATATTAAAAAGTATCAAGATAAGTATGGTGTTGAGAATAACCCTCACTACATACAAAGACAAAAAGAGAAAGGATGTGAAGTGTAATGGCTCATAGAAGGATTTATATCCACGAAGATAAAAGTAATAATGCAATAGATTTTTTTGGGGATGTTTATAATGAGAACAAGAATGATTCAGAAGTAGCCAAAGTACTTCGTGATGAGTTCGAAAGACAAAGACTGGAGAAAGACGAAGAGTTACGTAAGGCTCGTATAGAGAAGGAACTTGGACAGTATGCTTCATCCCCTGTATTTAATCTCATCTCCAGAAAGGTTGATCTAAAAGATGAAATCTCCACATATAAGGGGCACTTTATAAGTCGTCTTACTCCTTCACTTTTAATAGACATATCTTTGTGTCTATTTATAAGTTTAGTTATAGGAGCAATGTTTACAGCAGTTGACGCAATCATCACACTGCTCGGATCATTAGTTGGAACAGTTCCCGTACTCATCTTAATTGACTGGATTGATTATATGTGGAAACTTAGTAAACTTGAAAAAGAATTAGATGATATTGAGAGGAGGATTTCTAAAAGATGAAAAAGACACCAGAAGATTACGTCCGTGATGACATCAAGGCGTATTTAGATAATCTACCTAATTGTTGGTATAATGTCAGACAAGCAGGTGGATTTGGATATAAGAAAGGCTTACCTGATATTTACGGATGTTATTATGGATACCACTTTGAGATTGAAGTAAAACGTGAAGAAGGTGGCGAGACATCTCCACTTCAAGATCGCCAGAAACACATCTTACTCGGATCCAAGACTCTATACATCTTAGCAAGTGATTTGATCTTTGTCCAAAAGAAATTAGAGGAGGTGAAAAATTATGCAGAAAGACATAATTTACCTTGGTGATTGTCTAGAAGGTATGAAATCACTCCCAGATAAATATTGTGATGTTGCTTTCACATCTCCACCATATAATGACACTGGAGGAGATAATGTGGATGTAGCAAATGTAGAAGGTGCTTCTAATACACACAAAAAATATCTCACTACAGAAGGTCATAAAGACGATTGGTTTGAGTGGATGGTAAATTGTATTGACGAAATGCTTAGAGTGTGTAAAAAGTATGTTTTAATCAATATACAAGCATTATCTAAGAACCGTGTTAATGTATATTCTTTAATCGGACATTATTCAAAGCAAATCCACGACATCTTAATTTGGGAAAAACCCAACGGATGTCCTACCTCAACTCCGAATAAGATTTCAAATAAATATGAGTTCGTACTCATCTTGAAGTGCAAAGGAGTGAAGGGAGTTTCTGTAAACTCCAGATATTATACAAACGTCTTGACATTTAATATTAACGCCAATAAAGAATTCGGAAAAATTCATCGTGCAGTTATGAACAAGGACTTCTGTGATGAAATCATCAAGGAATTCACAGAGCCAGGTGATTTGGTTCTAGACCCGTTTGGTGGTATGGCAACCACTGCTGTATCTTGTATTGAGCAAGGAAGACATTTCTTACTTTATGAGATTGACGAAACTTATAAGTGTGAGGCAGAGAAACGTCTTGCCAGAACCTATGCCAATCTGAATCCAGAAAACATCTCGGATGAAGATG